GTCTACGGTTCTTTACCGTCGATCTCCCGGCTATGGGTAAGCACCTTGATCAGTGCCTAGCCAGTGGCCGTCTAATCCCGTCGGGCTTGCCTTGTCAGGCACCCCATAAGACAGGCTCAGTAGTGCCCGGACTATTCCGAGCGTTACTGTGGAGAGTGTTCCATGATAATGGTGTAATTCGGTCTGACGTCGACACGACAGCCGTAAAGTTCCTCAGGAGATTATACTATGTCTCCAAGAAACTCCGGATGGAGTGCCCGTCCTCGGCGGTTTATGCAACCGTCAAGGAATTCTTTGACGTCGAACGTGGTTGTCGTCCTCCTTCTCTTAATTGGGGGGATGATGATCTTGATATCAGTTATATTGGCCAGAGGGTCTCCTTCGGAGATCTCTCAAAACCAACATCTCTTGAGACCCAGGATCAGCACGAGCTGTTTGCATCTATGCAGACCGCACAACAGTGCCTTCCTAGTTCCCTTACCTCCACGTTCCAGCGCGTAAGCGACTGGATTGTGGGCGGTGAGTTTGGTCCTGTCAATTGGCAGGACCTGAGACCGAAGCATGGACCAGGAGCTGTCTCGGATGCGAGGGTGGGGAAGGATTCTAAATATTCTTTCCCTCACTGGCCCGAGAAACTTGAGCGGATCTTTCCGATGCAAGAGTATGGCTTTGCCAATCTCAACCATTGGGAGGAAGACCCACTGCGGAGTGAAGCGAATGACGCCTATAGGCGGCACGAGCCTCCTTCGCGGCTGATAGCTGTACCAAAGACGCAAAAGGGACCGAGGTTAATTGCCTCAGAACCAGTCGCTCATCAATGGATGCAGCAAGCGCTCAAGCGAGAGCTTGAGCGTATGGTCAGCCAGTCCTTACTACGATACTCGATTAGCTTCGCTAGTCAGGATCCGAGTAGGGCTGACGCCCTCGAGTCTTCCCGAAGTGGCATTCTCGCGACGATTGACTTGTCGTCTGCGAGTGACCGCTTGTCCTGCTACGTGGTCGAACGTGCATTTAGATCTCATGGAGATCTGCTGCACGCGTTCCACGCAGTTAGAACGAGGTGGCTGGTCAATGAAATCGACCAGAAGCAACCGAAGTACATTGTGCTCCGGAAGTTTGCACCTATGGGATCGGCTCTTACCTTTCCTGTGCAGTCAATTGTGTATGCTCTGGCCTCCATATCTGCGGTACTTCATAGCCGCGGGTGGGATGTTAATCGTACCAATCTGGCTGTTGCAGCTAGGCTGGTTAGAGTTTACGGGGACGATATCATTGTTCCCGTAGACTGTATTAGGGTCCTTAGAGAGCTCCTTACGGGGCTCGGGCTCAAAATCAACGAGTCTAAGACATTCTCTGAGGGTTTCTTCAGAGAGTCCTGTGGCGTTGATGCGTATGCCGGGGTCGACGTGACTCCGACGTACGTTCTTGAGCTATGCCGTGAGACCCGGCCTGAGTCCATCGTGAGCGTGGTTGCCTCGCACAACAACTTTCTCCAACAGGG